AAGTATGCCAAGCGTTTTCCTGATTTAAACATTTATTGTGAGCCAGTGTCTCATGATGGTGGAACATCTATTGGTGCTGCTAAGAAATTATATTATGAATTAGAACAGACCCACCCACCAAAGCAAGAATTGATTTATTATGGTCCTCAGTATGATCCTTCTTCTTATGAAGATGGTATAAAGGATTTAGATACTATAGATACTTCTTATGATGATATTGCTAAACTAATTCGTGATGGTAATATTGTAACTATCTTCCAAGGAAGATCTGAGGGTGGTCCTAGAGCACTTGGTAATCGTTCTATATTATTTGATCCTACCATCAAGAATGGTAAGGATCTTGTTAATGAGGTAAAGCATAGAGAGTTCTTTAGACCTTTTGCTTGTTCTATTAAGAAAGAGAAGGCAAATGAATGGTTTGATCTTGCTGGAATGGAAGAATCTCCATTTATGATGTATGCAGTAGACGCATTAGAAGGAGTTGAGGAAAAGATTCCTTCTGTTATTCATGTTGATGGTACATGTAGAATACAAACTGTTACATCCGAACAGAATGAACATTATTATAATCTTATAGATGCTTTTGAAAAATTAAGTGAGGTTCCTATTCTATTCAATACTTCTTTTAATTTGGGTGGAGATCCATTAGTTGAGACTATAGAAGATGCTATAGATACTTTACAGAATAGTGATATAGATTATTTGTATCTTCCTGAAATTCAAAAGTTAGTAAAGGTTCCTGATAATTTATCTAAAGATAAAGTTAGAGAGCATAAGAGAAACTTTAGACAGTTTAAGCGTGATACAGCTACTTTAAGTAAGGAACCAGGTCCAGAAGATATAACTTATGAGGATGTTAAACAATTAGTTAAGGAGGAGTCTTAAGGAACTTTTCCTCCAAGGTTCTTAATATATTGATAATATTTTCTTACAGGACATTTTGGAAATTTATTTGTCATTTCTCCCTGTTCTTCTTTACTGATAAGGTGGTATTTTATTACCACCTTTTTTTCTGTCATTGGATAGAGAGTATATAATGGAGTGTGGTATGGAATTTCAATATCATAGTATTCCTTTTCTTCTGTAGGAGCTATAATATGACAGTTAAGAGAGTGTTGATATTTAAAATCAATAAATCCAGGAGCAATATATAAATTATTTTCTCTGAAGAAGTTAGTTAAGTAATGAGATTCTAAAAATATAAATTTGATAGGTTCATCACAACTCATTAACCAAGGGTTATTCATTTTAAATGCTGTTGCATTTTTTGGATATAAACCTGGATATTGATCTGGTGGATGTTGTACAAATGGTTGTCCACCATAATCATTACCTAATGGTAGTGGCAATACTCTTCCATCTGGATGTATTCTTATCTTTAATTGTTCCCACGATCTAATTTTTATTCCTTCTGTAATTAGATTAGAAATACCAGGACATCCTTTTATAGATCCTATTTCAAATTTACTATTTGAATTTGGATCAATAGATTCTATCCCTGTTTTTAATCCTTTATGCCAATATGGAGTATCTACTTTAACTGTTGGTTTATCATTTTGAAAGTGACCATTGAAACAGGTATAAAAATTTACTGTTACTGTTTTATTTTTATTAAAAAACATATTAATCTTCAATAACGTTTTCTTGTATTTCTTTTAAAATTCTATTACGAAGGAATGAATTATTAAAAACTTTATATAAGTTTTTAAGATTTCTAAATTTCTTAAATCCTTTAAGGTTCATACAACTCTTAGAGTGATTTATAAGACTTTGTGTTAAGTAAAATTTGTTAATTTTTATTGGTTCATCTGTATGAAATTTTACATATACAACTGGTTCACCCTCATAAGATTTTAGAGTTGTCTGTCCTGGTTTCATTTGTAGTGCTAGTTCAAATGGTCTAAACCATTGGGATATATCATACATTCCAGGAACATAGTATGATGTTTTATATATTTCAGGATCATGCATCCAAGGAGCAAATGTTTGTATCTGAACTGGTTTATCTGCAAAGAATATCCAATTACATGAATAGTTTATGGTTAAAGAACCATTTACTGATGGTTGTTTTATTGAAGCTATGAATGAATTATCAATAATATTTGGGTTGGGGTTTATTGTTTCAACTGTTCCACCACCATTTGGATCTGGTAGAAATTTCCAGTTTACATTATATGGAGCTCTTACCATATACATGTTCTTACAAAAACTTTTAAATGCGTGGCAGTTAAAAAAATTATCTACTATATTTCTAGAGTCTTTAGTTTTTAATAAATCTGCATATACATTATCTAAGGGGTAGTGTGTTAAAAAATGATCATTATATGGTTCTTCACCCTGATACCAAGGGGACCAATAAATATTGGTGGTCATAATAAAGCTTGACAATACACTCTATATATTATAGCATGTTGAGAGGAATAATAGTATAAAATGAAAATTGTTTGGTGTAATGGGACATTTGATATTCTACATCCTGGACATATTCAATTGTTTAAAGCTGCTAGAGCGTTAGGTGATAGGGTCATAGTTGCCACTGACACAGATGAAAAGATTAAGAATGATAAAGGTGATAGTCGTCCTATAAACGATCTGTGTCACCGTGTAGCAATGCTAGAAGCGATCAAATATATTGATGTTGTTCATACCTTTGGTAGTAGACAAGAGTTAGAGGGATTGATACAATTATATAATCCTGATATATTATTGTTAGGTGATGACTGGCAAGGAGGTGACGTTGTGGGAATAGAACATGCTAAAGGTGTTAGGTTTCTTCCTAGAGTAGGTGGTTATGCCACTAGTAACATTGTTAAAAGGATAAATGAAAGTTCTATTACTGGGTGATAGTTGTGAAGATGAATATATCTATGGGAATTGTGATAGGTTAAGTCCTGAAGCACCAGTTCCTGTTATGAAGATTGGGAGAGTTGAAACCAAGTCTGGTATGGCTGGTAATGTATGTTTAAATTTACAGGCATTTAATTTAAATATTACTTTTTTAACTAATACAGAAAAAATAACTAAGACTAGATTTATAGATGAAGGATCTAATTATCAGATGCTTCGTGTGGATGATGAGAAAAGAATAAAACCTCTTATGATACCAGTTATGACAGATAGTTTTGATGCTGTTGTTATATCAGATTATGATAAAGGATATCTTTCTACAGAAAAGATATTTGAAATTGTGGAGAGTAGTAGTTGTCCTGTTTTTATTGATAGTAAGAAGTCTATACTACCAAATAAAAGTAACTGTTATGTAAAAATAAATGATAAGGAATTTGCTAATCTAGATCAGAGATATCCTATTGATAATCTGATAATTACTCAAGGATCTAAAGGATGTCTTTTTAATAGAACTTTATATCCAGCAGAGAAGGTAAAGGTTTTTGATGTTGTTGGTGCTGGAGATACTTTTCTTTCTGCTTTAGTATTTGGATATTTGAGGTATCAGGATATTAATAAGGCAATTATGTTAGGTAATAGAGCAGCAGCAATTGCTGTTCAGCATACAGGAACGTATGTTCTTTCTCAAACAGACATAAACGAATTGCTTTCATAAATGTTATAATTGCTACTCTTATAAATTATATTTTAGGGTATAAAGTCATATGAACTTTGCTATTTTTTCAAAGGATGGGTGTCCATATTGTGAGAAAGTAAAAGATGTTATGGAGTTGACAAAAGTAAGTCATGTAGTGTATAATCTAGACGAACACTTTGATCGAAAATCATTTTATGGTGAGTTCGGAGAAGGATCCACCTTCCCACAAGTTGTGGTTGATGGTAAGAAGTTGGGTGGATGTGTTGACACAATCCAATATCTCAAAGAAAATAAAATCGTCTAAGGACGGTATAAATAAATCAGATTACGATATAGATCGTGGGTTTGAATTTATTCTATCTGGAGGTAAAAAGAAAGCCAAACCATTACACATTACCACACTTAAAATAGGAGAAAGAGACATGTTAGCAACAAGTTTAGTATTTGGATCATTTCTAACATTATTGTTTCTCATAGTGGGAGCCATTGGTGGTTGGGTTGCCAGAGAATATATGATGAACTATCAAGAAATACCAAGAATACATCCTGAAATGTTTGATGGTAATGGAAACTTGGTTCCAGATGAAATTGTAGCATTCCGTTTTGAAAACAATTATGACAACGACGAAGAAGACATCGACGACTAGAAAGAAGTCAACAACAGCGAAAAAACCTGCTGCTAAACCAGCAGTACAGAAGGTTCCTGATCTTCCAACAAATCCTTTTGTATTTGAGGTTTTGAATGCTGTTTCTAAGATGAGGAGTAAAGCATTAAAGGTAGAAGTACTTCAAAGATATTCTCATCCATCATTAAAGGCAGTTTTTATATGGAACTTTGATGAGACTGTTGTTTCCCTTTTACCAGAAGGTGAAGTTCCATATGCTAATAATTTAGAAGATGAAACTACTACAGGAACTCTATCTGAAAAGATTGAGGATGCTGTTCATAAAATGGGTGAACTGAGAACTACTTCTCTTGGTTCTCAAGATCAAGGTAAGGCAAGTATTAGAAAAGAATTTCAGAAGTTTTATAACTTTATTAAAGGTGGTAACGATGGTCTAACTGGTCTTCGTAGAGAAACAATGTTTATCAATGTTCTTCAAGGATTACATCCATTGGAGGCAGAGATTCTTATTCTTATTAAAGATAAGAAGTTGACGGATAAGTATAAGATTCCAAAAGAGATTGTATCAGAAGCATATCCAGATATTACATGGGGTGGTAGATCATGACTGCACCAGTAGGAAAAGCACCAACAAAAGAAGAAAAGAAATTAGATCCTAAACCAGAAGCTAAATTTGATCCTTGGAGTAAGGAAGAAAAGGAAAGTTCAAAAACAATTTACGCTTGTGAGATTTTAGTTTCTAATGGTAGTCTTGCAGATGTCCATACTACAGATGCACCTAATGATGCTTGGGTTGTTAAGTATACTGTTGATGATAAGACTCTTTTAGATTTAACTAGAGGTACAAGAACTAAACTCTTTGATATGTATTATGATAAGTTTAGAAAAGGTCTAAAGAGTATAGAGTATGGTAGTGGAACTGTTAGTCCTAAGTTATGGGGATACCAATCAAAGACTACTAAAAGGAAAAAGAAAGTAAGGTAAAATCAAAATCAACTTTTAATTCCAAAATATCCCGACAAAAAATCGGGGTATTTTTTGCTCTGTAGGGTCGATGTAACAAAAAGACATATCTACTTGACTAAATAATTCAAATGTGTTATTATTAACACAATCGTTCAACCTGATACATTCAGGTCGCAAGTAAGCCG